AGTTACATGTTAGGGCCGAAGGTAAATTCCTTCGGGGACCCATGTGACTTCTAAGGCCTATTATCCTTTGGATACATGAGGGGAATCGTCTTCGGCTTCTTTTGTGAAGTCGATATCTTGTTTTAGGAGCTAGATCGTGCCTACCTTTGGTGTCGTTAATCGTCATTCTCGACATATACTCAGTACCTTTGGTAACGTTTCTGGATATGAAAATGTCCAGTCTGATATCACGGATACTGTTTTATTGTCTCCGAATACTTTAACTACACAGAGGGAAACCGATCCTAGCTTCGACGCCAAGATAAAACGTAAGATCGACGCTACTTTGCCCTACGGGGTACAGTTGTGTAGGACACGTCCCAGCCGGTCTTGGTGCGATGCAGAGACGCCGTTCGGAGGTTCCCCTTCGGGGAAAATCTTTACGCGCATAACTGCTAACCACTTCAGTTCCAGCCCCATCGTTTCCAATGGTCAGTCTCATGATCCTACTCGGGATCTTGCTCTGACCAGGTTGAGATCTAAACTCAACGATCTTACCCATCAAGCTAAACTCCTTGCACCCATTGCTGAGTCCCGAGAACTTGCCGGACTTGTCCGCCAAGCTGTCGGGCTCACCAGTAATGTCGTTAAGGGTCTGCTTGATATCAAAAAGAGGCGTTTTCGAGATGCTTACGCCAGAGCGTCAGACATGTGGCTTGGTTTCAATTTTGGTGTTTCACCAACACTGAAAGATATCAAGAACGCAGGTCTTGCCATTGCTTCTCACATCGATCGTCAGAACGGTGTGATGCAACGTGTCTCTGGCTCGGCTACATACGGTTCATCTGCGAGTAGTAATGCTGCTGGCCTCATCACTGGATTTAACGTCCAGATGGAGAGTGTCACAACCTCTACTACTAAGATCGGATATCGCTTTACTGCAGGCGTCAATCTTAAGATTGAGTCGGCAAATAATTACGGTATCTTTGATCAACTCGGGATAACGGTTCCAGACCTCGTTCCTGCTTTATGGGAACTGTCTGCGTTTTCCTGGGTCGCTGATTACTTTGGGACTGTTGGTACCTTCTTAGAAGATACTTTCAGCGTCGATCCCTTTACCACAGTTTATGTGGTTGAGAATAGACGTGTCTCTGTGAAAGGCCAGGTGTCGTATAAATTCGTTCCTACCAATACGGCTACTCGCATAACTGCTAGTAACTGTACTGATCATAAGTACGAATATTTCGAGTTCCAACGCCTTAAACTCGCCGCAATTCCGGTCAGATCTTTGAGAATCAAATCTCTTGACGAGATCGGGTTGCACTCTGTCAGCAAACTTCTTAACCTAGCAGCTGTGCTAGGAAAGAAACACGTTTCTACGTGAGGTTCATCATGGCTTTTGCGCCAACTTCCCCTGTCACCGGTGCTGCGATCGCGGCTTTTACCGCCCCGACCTACACCATCGTTGCTGATACGCCTCCGAACATCAATGGCAAGCAATATGCCATTAGTGCTCTTGGCGGTACGCAAACTGGTGTGGATGTGAATTCGGTTTCGAAACCGTTCACAAGCACCTTCTTCCGCCCGCAGGTCTTGAAACCCCTGCCCGCGGCGAATCCGACGACGGGGATCGTTCGGAGCGTTCCGGTCAACACCTACAAGCTCGTCACCCGCAAGGGTGCCGTGCCCGCTGCCAATCAGACTGCGCAAGTGGCTCGTATCACTACGACCATTGACGCCCCTGCTGGTACGGACACTTACGAACCTGAGGAGTTGAAGGCCATGTTGTCTGCGCATGTCGGAATTCTGAACCAACAGAGTTCTGGCATTGCCGACACCGTGACCACCGGCGTGTTGTGACCTAACAAGTCTCAACTATTTTCGCTCTATAAGTCCACTGTTAGGTGGCTTACATTAGGAGTTATCCTATGTCTTTGAACGATTCCCGGCTTTCGTCGGTATTCGATAAGCTGACATCCGAGCTTTCGTCTATTGTTGTAAATGACCAAAAACGGTTATTCGCAATAGATCGCTTGAAAACTCGCCTTCGTAAGAAAGCTAAGTTTGATGCTATCAACCTTTCTGTCGACACGGTCCAAGATTTTTTGAATCTTAACTATGGCCTTCAGGATAACGTTGATACCGCTGACCCTTTGATCCTAAATGACGCAAGGTACTTCATTACGAAGGCCCTTGAGAACTTTACGAGTTCAAAGAATCAAGCGTGCATCCAGATCCCGTACGACTTTATGGTCCTTTATGATATGTGGGGTTATGGTCCAGGTGCTTGCGCCTCCGGCCATGCCGCACATCCCGTAGAGAAACATTTAGCCGCGTGGGATACTACAAGCGCTGCTCTGCCCCTGCTACAAAAATTAAGGGCGGCTCACCCGTATCTTTCATTGAATGATAGGTACATGGGTGAACGTAAGCCGTTTCTTTGTAGGGGCTCAAGGTTGTCAACTGTTCGGAAAAACGAAGAGAAGTTTCGAACTATCGGGATGGAACCCATAGGTAATATGGCTCTGCAGCTCGCTGCAGGTCATTATTACGAAGGGGCTCTCCGTCACGTCGGCTTGGACATACGCACGCAACAGCCTCGTAATAAGGCTTTTGCGCGCCTCGGTAGCATCGACGGTCGTTTTGCGACCTTAGATCTTTCCGAAGCAAGCAATATGATCTTGCCTAGTCTAGTTCGAGCGACCCATCCAAAAGAGTGGTTTCATATCTTGGATTCTATAAGAGTCCACGAAACGGAACTACCCGACCTGTCGTATGAA